AGTGTTTACATACAGCGGGTACAATTTGGTTCGCACAGGCAACCTTCCTCTGGTCTTCGCAACGAAGAGTGGTGGCGGGATGGGTCTGAGTACCACGGGTATATCCAAGATCACCATCCCTACGGTTACACCACCTGCTATCACCACTCCATGGACGAAGGCTATCGACTTCAGCGGGACCAATGAGCGTATGCAGCAGGAAGGCGGAAGTAACGTCTTCAACCAACCCGTGTATCAGTCTGGTTTCACCGTTTCAATGCCATCATCCGGCTTCGTATCAACCAGTGGAGACGCTCGCCCCTTTGCGACGGCTATCGTGTTCCGACACGATGGCAATGGCTCAGACCAGTACATCTGGGGTCAGGTCGAAGGATCGGGTTCAAATGACGACAACATCGCCCTGAAGGTCGATGCGTCCAACATGCTGTCATTTAAATGGGGCAGAGGAGGCGGCACGGAAAAGTCGAGGAAAGACATCGGAATGGTTTCGCCGAACACTTGGTATGGAGTCTACGTAGACTTCAACGGCTTCACCAGCTCCAGTCCGACTGTCAGCGAGATGGCTGATGCGTTCCGTATCAAGTTGGTGCAGATCAACGACGGCGCGGTACAGGATGTCCCGGGCGACTGGGATGAGGCAGGGCGGAACAACCGCACGGTCAGCGGTAAATTCTTTGTCGGCGGTCGGGACGCAGGTAAGTCCTTCCACGGCAAGGTAGCCAGCATGGTAGTCACGGCGCTCAAGGCCGGGGATGCCCTGCCCACTGATGCTGAGGTAGCCATGATGACCCGAGACCCTAACCAGTGGTTAATTGACTACAAGATCGGGAACTCCTACAGAGTGACAGGTCAGAACTTCAATAACTCGAACTTCCAGCTGAACGACCTCGGTGCTGCCCGAAATACGCAGGTGTGGTTGATGGGTGACGGAACTAACGATGCTTACGCTGTAATCCGAAATCAGGTTCATCCTGCGGAGCAGAACTTCACTGCAATCAGGATGACCTCCATGGTGTCGAACGACATCCAGACAGTGAGTATCTCCGGCCTCAGCTAAACCCTTCTCTACGACCCCGACACCCCCCTCACGGGGGGTCTCCTATTTTACCCTAGTATTCCTCATAGAAAGTGCTCAAATGTCCAGCATGACCGTAAGTGTAGTAACTGTAGGTGCTTCTGCGTCTCTCCTCCATCAAGCTGACGGAGATGGCAATTCAGTAGCAGTAAAGAACGAGTCTGCTGTTACAATCTATGTCGGCCCGTCTGACGTAGCTGTAGCCTCCGGTTTCCCCGTGGACGCCGGTGCTGTGTTCTCAGTGGACCTACCCCCATCCGTCTCCATGTTTGCAGTTGCAGGCACGGAAGGCAACGAAGTCCGAGTACTTGTCGCAGACAGGTAATCTGACCGCGTAAGTTAACCCCAACATCCACCCCACATTCGGTAAGGCAAGACATGTCACTCGTCAGGAAAACACTACCATTGCTGCCCCTCGATGGGCGAGAACTCTTGTCTGCCGTTCGTGAGGACTCTGAGGATGAGCTATACCTCGCAGAAGGGTACATCCAGGCAGCACAGGCTGCCCTCTTCTCTCAGACTCAGCGTGCGGCTTCTCGGATGCAGTTTGAACTCACTCTGCCCTGTTTCCCGTCCAACTACGGTGTCACCAACAACCTCAACGTGCCTTTCACTGGCAGCGAGTATGTTGGGGCCTACACCGAAGGNATCGAACTCCGAGTGTTACCTCTGTCTCGAGTGGATTCTGTCCAGTACTACGACACAGACAATGTCTTGCAGACGATGCCTTCCACAGACTACGTTATCGTGGACGGTGGAGTGGATCGGCCTTCAGTGATCTACCCCGCAGTGGATGTCACCTGGCCAGAGACTCAGGCACGCCCTGACGCCGTCGTAGTGACCTTCTGGGCCGGTGAAGTCTCTCAGGCGACATATCTGGAGGTATCGTCTCCGTTCGTCGGCACAGACGCTGTAGAGACGCTGGACGGGTACAACCTGGTCGCAGGGGACGAAGTTACCCTGTCATACTCGTCAAATCAGAACGAAATCCTCGGTCCTGTGGGAATTGGCTTCGGTACAACTGCCAGACAGACATACTATGTCACCTACGCCTCTGGTAGCTCGTTTGAGGTCTCAGATACATCAGGCGGCTCTCCTATCACCCTGAGCACTCCAGTCGCCTCTACGGCCTTCGTAGGGACTCTCAGCCCACTTGTGAGACGAGTGCTCATGACTGTCGCCACAGATTGGTGGCTTAATCGCTGTCCTCTGGAAGATTGCTCCTGTGATGCTGGTGAATCGGGCAAAGTCGCCGGTATGGTGTCTCTGTTGAAGTGGAACTACGGCACAGGAGCGTAGGCACATGGAATCTGCACTTTCATGGGTTGGCGACATCGTCGGATTCCTGATAAAGCTCTGCCCTCACCTCGTCGTGGTAAAGACCACAGACGAGGCCCTGAAATGGGTGGCAGGGTCAAAAGAGGTACTTCTGACAAGCAGGAACGGCTGCCGCACTATCTTCCCCAGACGGCAGTCCGGCTGGCCGTTCCTGCACCGGCCACGTACGGGACTCCATTGGTATCTGCCCGTGGTAACTGAAGTGCTCGTGGTCCCGATCCGCCGTCAGACCAGTAATCTGTCTGAACAATATCTCACCACAAAAGATTCGGTTTCAGTGGGTGTTGGTGGTATTATCGTGTGGTCAGTGAAGGACACTCTGACGCTACTGACCTCATGCGAGGACTACGAGGCTACGATCAACGACGTGGCACTGGCCGTCATCAAGCAGGTAATCACTACCCGTGACTTTCAGTGGTTTGTCGACAATCCTCGTGACACTGACAAACTACTTACACAAGCTATCCGCCGTGAACTGAATTCATTTGGCATCCGAACGAAACGCTGTACTCTCAGTGACTTCTGCAGGATCCGTCCGATAGGTCTCTGGGGCAGCGGCTCACCAGTATAACAGAAAAAAGAATCACATGGCTATCCGAAAACTGAAGTGCCCTACGGGCGAAGACGCCTACGATAAGGTGGGCGAGTATCAAATAAAGCAGGAGCAGCTAAACGCTTTTGGTGGCATAGATGACACAGACCCCCACTGGACACGCGTGTCTCGGTTCTACTGCAACGTGAAGACGGGTAACGGCACGGAGGTGTATCGAGCACGTCAGGTGGACTCTGACACAGAGGCAGTGATCACTCTCCCTTGGAACTCACGTACGGACCTGTTTACTGCGGACGGTCGATTCGTCATCAAGGGGAAAACTTACAACATCCTATTTGCGGTCAACGAGAATGAGGATGACGAGAAGATGGTGTTTGGCTGCCGGAGATCCGTCTGATGCAGGTGTTTGTCAACAAGGTTAGTTCGACTCACGTCGCATTGTCGATGGAAGCCCTCCCCACAGCTTTGGCCAATAAAGTCATGAAGCCCGTAATGGACAACATGTCGTCCTACGGTTCCAAGCTCATGAAGGCTAACCTCAAGCGGGTAGCCCGGCGACAACGCAAAGGTGACCGTTGGCTGAACACTGGAGCACTGTATGCGTCTATCGGTACGAAGCCAGCTAAAGTCATGAAGTCGGGAGCGATGTTCGGGGGATTCGGGGTGCGGCGTTCGGCAGCGTTTGGTACGAACAAGCTGGAGTCGGTACGCAAGCGGGTGTCCAAGATAACCAACTTCGGCCTGAAGAAGGTGAAACGGGGTTCAGTGAAATTGGCTTCCACCAAAAAAGGTGTGGGGGCAAACACCAAGCAAGTCCGCCCCAGTAACTACGCCCACTTAGTGGAGCGAGGGCACGCAGGCCCCATACACGCGAAAGCATACCCATTTGCTGAACCTACGGCTAACGAAATGGTGGCGTACGTCAACTCGAACATGGTGACCAAACTCCGGGCCAAATGGGACCCGGCATTAACTCAACTCGGCAACAGATTCAACCGAACCGTATCCAGAGGAAGATAACCGTGGCATACATTACAGACGACTTGATTTCCTACTTAGGCAGTCACGCCAGCATAACTCCCTTGATCCAGACAGACCCTCTGCACATATTCGCTGAGGCAGTACCCAAGCGAGCGGCGAACGCTGCTGGACGACGGGTGGATATCGGTGATACATACATCGTCATTGAGGAGGATGGGGGCGACAAAGAGCGGGATATGAGCGGTTTCACCGGCACGAGAGAGCCAACTTTCACCATCCTCGTCCGGTCAACGGGCAAACTGGCTATCCGGCGGCTATTTCTTGCCTTAGACGTGGCACTGGATACCCACCACGTGCAGATGCAGGATATGTGGGTAGAGCAGTCTTTTCTGGGAGAACCGAGGGACGTGTCCACTACACCACAGGACGGGTCCGACGTAATGGAGTACATGATGGAATCCACGTTGTCTCTGATAGCTCGTTTGTAGGGCGGGAACCCCTTTTCCCCCAAAATGTCAGATAGGGTGTTCGTGCAGGGGATACCCAGTGGTACACTGTACGCCTACCGCCGCGAAGTACCCCTATAAGAGAAACAGAAGCAAATGATGGAAGAGTTAATGACCGTTAAGCTCCGTCTCAGAGACGGGAACATAACGGAAATAGACATCGCCGAGATCCTAGAGATCAACGGGAAAGAGTTCACTCCTCCCGACTATCAGGACGCCAAACTGGACTCAGTCATAGACAGTATCAACCACACAAACGGACGAGTAGACGCTTTGAATGACATCATTCAGAGCTTACTCGGTCAGCATTCTCCCCGGTAGAACCAAACTAGAGGAAAAACGAAATGTCAAGCGAAGTAGTACGTAGCGGGATTGGCACAGCAATCACATTCGGAACCAGTGGGTTCACTGCCCGAATCAAAGGGTACACGGACCTGTCTGTAGAACGTGAGATCCTGGATGGAACTCACATGGGTACAGCAGCATCTACCACCGCACCTTTCTCTGGGTTGCACTTCCGAGAGAAGTGTCCCGGAGATCTGGCTACGGTTGGCGACCTGCAGTTGGACATCATCTGGGATCCAGATGCCAACGACCTGCCTGTCGCTGGAGCCGAAGAAGTTATCTCCCTTCAGTTCACGCCAAAGGGTGGCGATTCAACTGGCCCAGTATGGTCGTTCAATGGTTTCGTATCTAAGTTCGGTGCAGCCATCCCCCACGATGGTCTCATGACCGGCGACATCACTTTGGTCGTCAACGGCGAACCTACTTGGTCTGCAGGAACCGTATAGGTCTCTAACCTACCGACGAGGAAGCCTAACCCCCGCAGTTGTCCTGCGGGGGTTTACTTCAAAACAACTTAGGGAAACGAAATGTCAAGCACAGAAGTTCGCTCTGGAATTGGAACATCAATCACGTTCGGAACCAGTGGGTTCACTGCTCGGGTCAAAGGGTACACGGACTTGTCTGTGGAACGCGAGATCCTGGACGGAACTCACATGGGTACAGCAGTATCTACCACCGCCCCTTTCACTGGGTTGCACTTCCGAGAGAAGTGTCCCGGAGATCTGGCTACGGTTGGCGATCTGCAGTTGGACATCATCTGGGATCCAGATGCCAACGACCTGCCCATCGCTGGCGTCGAAGAAACGATCACCCTCACTTTCACTGCACAGGGTGTCCAGTCAGCCGGAGCAACTTGGGCATTCACCGGTTTCGTATCTAAGTTCGGTGCAGCCATCCCCCACGATGGTCTCATGACCGGCGACATCACTTTGGTCGTCAACGGCGAACCTACTTGGACCCCCGGAGCCTAGTAGCTCCACCTTTACAGCCGCAAGTTTAACCCCAACACAAAAGGACTAATGACATGTCTTACACAGCAAACCAGTTTCTCTCTATCCTGAAGCGAGCAGAAGCATCCCTGACCACAGAGGACGTAAACTGCCCAGAACTGTCAGAGGACGGTAAGTCGGACTTCCCAGTGCACCTGAAGGAACTCACGGGTTCCCTGATGGACATCTGGAACCGATGTTTCGAGGAAATGATCGAGGACCCATCTCTGCAGGCAAAGTACGGCTCCCCTTCTCAGCTGGTCATCGCTCTAAGCGTAGTTGATCAGGCCGGAGACCGCGTATTCAAGCCGCATGACTTCAAGGGCCACGCTGCTATTGGTGGTATGCCTAACCACGTGAAAGACAGACTTGCTGTGGAAGCCTACCGTATCTCTAAGATGCGTAAGGTTGACCAGGAGGAAGTCTCGGGAAACTAGCGAAGCAGCCTCGACGCCGGTTTGCGATGTACCTAGCCAATCAGCGGGGAGTATCCCTGTCTGAGCTACGGGACATGCAGACGGCGTCTGAGTTTGAGGAGCAATGGCAGGCTTTTCTCCTCGACGGTTTCCCCGGGTGGCTGCCCCACGCATTCTCTATCGCCACAAAATATGCTGAAGAAGTGGACGCACGCAAGGTCCTCAACTGGATGATCGCTGAATTCATGTCTCCGTCCCACTTGAGGCCGGATATGAGCGACGAAGAACTGCAGAACGGCTTAATGGTAATGGCCCAGAAGATGGGCACTAAGTTCGACTGATAGCGACTTCCACGGATTTCGCAAGTGGCTATACTGGAATCGGCCACTTGCGATTAGACTTGTGTGGAGCGGTTCACTGGTACGCCGAACTCGGGAAATGTTGTCCATGGCTTCTAAAAATACACTATCTACACTGAGCATAGGCTTCGTTGGATCCAACTCCCATTTGATGGGCACCATCGAGGAGACCATCGGCGGGTTCCAGCATTTAGCTCAGGCGGGGAACTCCACGTTGGCCCCAGCGTTAGGTGGTGTGGGGGCTGCAGGCAAGCATACTGCCCTTGGGCTAGGCCAGCTAGAGCACCTGGTAGAGGTTCTCGGCCTTCGAGTGTTGGCCACGTCCACTCAGGTGTCCAACCTGGCTCAGGCTATGCGGAAGGGGTCGAAAGGACAGAAGACTTTCACCAGAGACACGCGGGCAACCACTAAGGCTCTGAGCGAGCAGGAACGTACCGCAGACACGCTGGGCCTCACGCTGGGCAACCTGTCCCGCCAGGCCAAAACTCGCTCGAGTCGGGCAACCCGGCTGCAGGTGATAGACGGCGACGGCGAGATATCTAAGCTGGTACGCATACGAAGTGAGATCCGAGAGATAGCACAGGAGCGTCAGCGGCAGCAGATGGCTGAGCGTGCTCGCACGGGCATTCCTGCTGACATCGCAGCCCTAGAAGCCAAGCGGTCAGGTGCAGGCGGTAGTCGGCAGATAGAGATACAGGAGATGATATCTAAGCTGAAGTCTGAGCAGCTTCAGTTGGGGATGCAACTCCGAGCAATGGAAGATGGCTCTGACTCCGCTGCTTCTCAGATAGTGTACAAGCAGAAGGAGATGAACGCCCTGATAGCCCAGCGGCAGAGGATGCAATCTCGCCACGTGAAAGACTACAAAACTCTTCTGAACATGAAGCAGCGAGATAACCTACTGGCGAGGCAGAAACCTCCTTCTCTCGCACAGCACATAGTCGAGTGGAAGAGTATCACTGGCGAACTGAACTCCTCCAACACAAAAATACAACGGCTCAACGGGCTTATGGCTAAGGTCACCGGCGACGAGCAGCGGATCTTGCGATTGGAGAAAGAGCGTACTGCCGAAATCACAAAGCGAGATGCACTGCAAAGGAAGCATGGAGACAAAACCAACGAGATAGAGAGACTGAAGAAGCTGAAGGACGACGCGGTATCGGAACTGAGGGGCAGCGTGGACGCTCAGAAAGCACGAGGCGTGATGACTGCTGACGGGCTGTCACCTGCAGCCGTCAACCACAGAGTGTCGCAGCAGTACACTGCAGAACTGAAGAAGCACGAGGAAATCCTGGCGAAGAACGTAGCCCTGGGCAACCTCACCGTGAAACAGGCACAGAAGCAGCTTGCTACATTCAAGCGTATCAACACCCAGCAGATGACTGGCATGATCAAGAACCAGCGGCAGATAGCCGCCGGTGGTGGTCGCATGGCGTATGCTATGCAGAACTTCGGGTTCATGATTGAGGATGGTGCGTCTCAGCTGGGCACTCGAGGTCTAGCTGGTGCAGTGGGTGCTATGTCGAACAACTTGACGGCCATGGTGTCCGTCTTGGCTCGCAATCCTATGACACTGATCTTCACCTCTGTTGGTGTAGCTGTGACTCAGTTGCTCCTGCAGACGGGTGCTCTAGAGAAAGCCTTTGCTGCCTTAGGGTTTGCAGCTAAGAAGAACGACAAGGACATGAAGTCCTTGACCCGCACAATGGAGGCTTTGAGTTCGGCACAGAGAGTCGCATACCAGCAAACCAAGAAGCTCGCTGAACTGCGGAGCGGCGGCAGCAGCCAAGAACTCCGGGGTCAGATCAAAGAAGAAGAACAGGCACACAAGGAAGCCCTGGCCAAGATGGCCATCGCAGAAGAGAAGTTACAGGCCAAGAAAGACGAAGCACGCGAGAAAGAACTACAAGCCGAGATAGATGCTACGGGTGAGCGAGCACAATTGACCGGGGGTCTGATCGACCAAATGACAAGCCGGGGGATCGGCGAAAAGCGTATGATACAGGACAGGCATCGTGCGGCTCAGAAGGAGATGGCTGAACTGCAAGCCCGTAAGGCTGCCCGTGCTGCAGGGGCTTCAGAAGAACTACAGGCTGCAATAGCGGCAAGACAAGAAGTGGAGAATGCTGAACTGCGAGCAGATACTGCCAGGAGTATGAGGCACAGACGACTGACGCAAGAGCGACTGGCCGCCGAGGGCGAGATCATTTCGCTACGTCGCAAAGGCCAAGTGGCAATACAGGAAGCCCTCAGAGGGGAGCTATCCGGTGCAGACCTGCTGAATGCTAAGGTGAGTGAACAGGGGCGTCTCTTGGGCCAGATAGCTACTGCTCGAAGAGAACTGAACGCGAGGGGTGTTACTGCCGGTACTGCCGAGTCAAGAATAGCAGCCGAGGAGAAGCTACTGGAGACAACAGCTGCCGCCGTGGAACTCGAAAAAGAGATAAGGCAAATCCGAGCCACTGGACTTGACGCAGCACAGAGTGCCATGGATTCGCTCGCAGCGGCTAGAGATCGTAACCTGTCGGCCACGGAGAAAGCGGAAGCGAAGCGGACCAGTGAGCAGGAGAAGTACTACGCGTCCCTGAAGAAAGCGTACGACCTGAGGCAGATAACTCTGAAGCAGATGAGGGAGTCAAGAGACGCTCTGCGTAGGATACACGCTGAAGAGAGAAAACACGAGAAGCTCAAGGAGAAGAAGAAGAAACTGGAGGACCAATTCAGAGAGCGGTCTAAATCTGCCACTGTACAATCGGGAGTAGAAGCTGGATCTGCTGAGGCAATGGGTCTAATCAACCAGGCGAAACTAGACAGCTTTAATGCGACAATGAACGAACCGCTCATAGCTGAGATGCAGGCGGTTAACACTGCCCTATCGGAGGTGAACACTTCGATCAAAGCCATACCAACCCTAAACCTGAAAAAGAAGCAGTAGAAATTATCTCATGGTCGTTTCAATAACGGAAGTCAGATGGAAGCGTGAGCAACGTAGCGTAGACTACTCTGACGGCGTGTTCACAGTCAACGAGTTGCTCGAAGTGTGGACGGACCTACCCGCAGACCCAGGGGCCTCGGTCACGTCCGACCCTCTGTTCTTCGTGGGTGATCCTCTGTTCCCAGAGATCGGTGATCCTCACCCAGAGAACTCCAACATCCGTTTCCAGACCATCGGTCAGGGGACGATGCTGGAAGGGGATAAGTCTAAGTGGCAGTTCCCCCTGGTGTACTCTTCTGCTCAAGTGGCTGCCACGGACCAAGGCGGGGACTCTGACTTCAAGGAAGACGAGTATGTGGACTCTAGTCGAGCTAAGAAGAGTTGGTCATTCAAGACGGTGAAGGTGCCGAGGAGACCCAGTCAAGTTTCTGACGACGGTGGGTTTACTTTCACAGGGGCCAATTACTTCCCTACGACTACTGCAGGGGAGCCGATCAACGTTACGGAGAGCAACTATCTCCCCGTACTCAACTACACTCGCAACGAATTGGCTACGCCTCCTTCTGTGTTATCTTTCGTCGGCAGCGTGAACTCAGACTCCATTACGCTAGACGGAGTATCTGTGTCCCCCGAGGCTGCCCTGTGCAGCGACGTGAGGATCAGTGAGTGGAAGCGTGACCAAGGTACTCAGTTCCGTACTGTGCAGTACACGTTCATGCTCAAGGATGACCTGTGGGACTTAGATCTACTGAATCGCGGCTTCTACCTCCGAACCTACGATCCAGTAGAGGATACGTCTACTCCTCATTGGGCTGAGTTACCAACAGGGCCGGGCGGGACGGACGTTAGAGTGGCCACTCCCCAGCTTTTGGGTTTCACTCAAGGCACGGGGGCTACAGACAAAGACAGGGCGTTCACCAGTAACACGTTCCTACTGGATGCTTCTCCTACGGTAGACAACAGTGACGTTCACGTCAGGAAGTACCGACATCCTCAAAGGGCAGCTTTCGCTGGTTATGGGTTCAGCTGATGGACGGAGTATTCTTTGATGATGCAACAGCAGACGACATACTCGACGTTGTGCATGAAGTGCAAGGCGGGGGTTCTCAGGTAGTGCACCAAGCGGGAACGCCTGTTTCCCTCGGGGTGTTTTGGTACGTGAAGTTGACGGAAGACCTCGCTCCCGCCACAGACCCAGACACGCCAGCAACAGCGACGGCAAATGTGTGGAGGGCGAGAGACGATGACACCCTCGAAGACACCGAGAAAGAGATCACGGTCACCAACCGCTTCGCCAGTTTCTCGGGATCGAACGGCGATCTGATCACCGTAGTCCGGGAGGAAGGCGAGTACGTTCCTAACTCACCGGGCGGCGGCAAAAAGCTAGTCATGCTGTGTGCCAACCTGGCCGGAAGGTCGTCTACGGGGCAAAACGGAGGGGTACTCGGTACTGTCAGCCAAGCCCCTGGGGCCGTGCTCGGGGCGCATCCTGAAGTAGCAGACAGGGTCATTCAGACGGGGGAGAGCATCACTGTCTCCAACATCTGGGACATCGATTTCACCGCCGGACAATTGATTGCCGTGGAAAACGGTTTGTTGGGATTTAACTGGACCCCGTACGGGGCTGATTGTGGTAGCATTGAGTCTACGGAGCCTTTCTGGGACGAGTATGAGGGCGACTTAGGTTGCAACTGAGGAGCGAAGTCATGTTAATGGGTAGATGCGAGTGCCACTGTGCAGATGAGTCTAGTAGCGAGTCCTCAAGTGAGTCCTTAAGTGAGTCCTTAAGTGAGTCCTCAAGTGAGTCCTCCAGTGGGTCCTCCAGTGAGTCCTCCAGCGGGTCCTCCAGTGGGTCCTCCAGTGGGTCCTCCAGCGTGGGGTCCTCCAGCAGGGGGTCCTCCAGCGGGTCCTCCAGTAGGGGCAGTTCGGGTTCCTCTTCTTCAGTTTTCAACGGGCCAACCTTGGGCGTCTGTGGCCTGTTCTCTGCGATACCGCAGAATCTAACGGGTAACGCGAATGTGACCGACAACGGGGCTTGCTCTGGGTGCGGCCTGCTTGCCGGACCTCTCCCTTGGACACACTCGTATTCTGGTAGCGATCAGTTTGGGTACCTACACGATTGGTGCTGCTACATACCCGACAAATCGATCCACGCCCCCAACGGCATCCGGTGGTCTGACTCATACAGCTCGTACTGTCACAATAGCCCGGGAATGAACACCCACATTGGGTCGAGTCTAACTGGTGAGGTGGCTGGGATCTGCTGGTACTTCTACGATAGTGGCCGGTACGTTTCCCTGCAGGCCGACCTTCGTATAGACGACTCCAAGTACTCTCTACTTGATTTCACCAACATTCTTTATCGGAAAATCTGGGACTTGGACGCAGTTGCTCTACCAAACCCCCTCGCTAGTCACACACTCCCCGTGGTGAGCCGCTACTCGGAGCACAACGGCGTACAAGAGGCTCCACATTGCGATTCCGGTAGCATAAAGATTAGCCCCCGTGCGTAGAATACTAATCATCGCTCCCCCCAGGTCAGGCACCACTTACTGCTCGCAACTTCTACGCCACTTGGGGTACGACGTTGGGCACGAGCGTGTCGGAGAAGAAGGTATGTCCTCGTGGGTCGCAGCAATAGAGTCTCCCCAAGCACCTTGGGGCCTGGATGCAGTGGCTTCGCACACACAGTGGGACGTGACTCACGTTCTCCGCGACCCACGGAAAGTCGTCACGTCCATCGCAAAGCTATTAGACCCGCACCCCCTTCCGCGAGTAGCCTCGGGGTTGCTCTCTTTCGTTCGCGAGCATTGCAACGTCCCTGCTTCTCACCCCGTAGGACAAGCCGTGGAATTTTTCAATGAATGGACGGAGCTGTGCCGAGCAGCCGCTCGCAGAACCGTGAGGCTCAACCAAGTGGATGCGTTTTTCGCAGAGGCGTATCCCGCCAAGGCATCCCCCCTGTCCCGTAGGCCAGGTAGAGACGTGAACACACGAGGAGCGTTACCTCCCCTGACCGACGAACAACTGACGCGGCACTGCACTCCTGCTGCCCTCATAACTTTTGCCCGAGAGGAGAACTATTATCATGGCCATTGAGAAATGCAAGTATAGAGAAGACTTCGAAGACGCGGTCATTTTCTGCTCCCACCCCAGCGTGCTCAGTAACGAGCGTTCCCCGCTCAGCATTTGTGACGGGTGCTTCTTCCGTACGGACCCGGACCAAGTGGCGGGGCTAGGCGACCTTGTGCATAAGGGGTTGAAGGCTGTAGGCATAGATAAGGCCGTGAAGAAGATTGTGGGGGAGGACTGCGGGTGCAAGGACAGGCGAGACCGGTTGAATCGACTGCTTCCCTTCTCCGTCCCCACTGACCCGGCTGTTACGGAAAAGCCGGACTCACGTGAGATGCAGTTTGTCTGGGTCTACTGGGAGGGGGGAGCTGCTCTCGACGAACTTCGCTATTCGATGCGATCTGTGGAACAGAACTATCAAGGCAAAGTCAAACTGACAATCGTAGGAGATCGGCCTATCTGGTTTGATGGACACGTCATCCCTCAACCAAAGATAAAGACGAAAGACAGAGGGTTCCAGAAGGGCCTACGAGATGTGTTATCCAAGATGGAAACCATCAGCCGTCACCCAGACATACAAGATGAGTTCGTGTGGATGATGGACGACGTATTTATGGTGAAACCCTGCACCCGCCTCGACCTGACTACGGCGAGGGCCGCACCGCAGATACAGCGGAAGAGGGGAAACCGCTGGCAGGCCATAAAAACCAACACAGCGGCTCGCCTTGAACGCAACGGCTACACCACTTACGACTACGGGACGCACTTGCCTCACCACGTTGAGAAAGCGAAACTCGCCGAGATGTTTGAGACGTGGAAGCCCCTGGAGCAGCTGTTCCTGTGGGAGGTGGTATACGGCAATATCTATCGTGGGAAACCTCAGAGTCACCAACCTTTCCTGCGTCGCACGAAAGCCAGAGAGAGCGACGCCACCTACACTCGTTGGTCCCGACGACACCACTTCTTTAACCTGGCTAAAGCGGGATGGGGACACTCGATTCGCAATTGGCTGATAGACCGGTTCCCCGAGAAGGCGACAGGCGAAGTGGGAGCCTACCCCGTCCACATGAGTTCGAAGGTACGCAACGAGCCAATAGACGAACATATCATTCTGATTCAGTCGGCCTACGACGATGCGGACTTGAGTCGAGAGCGGCTTGATGTGTCCCGTAAAACCATCTACCCCTCTTTGCTGCAGCAAACAAGAGGAGTCAAACTGCAGGTCTCGGTCTGCGAGGAGGACCCCCTACTCGCTGACCGGAAGTTAATGTTCGAGGCTACAGGCCACGAAGTGGAGTACGTGTACAACTCGCCTGCTACGTTAGACACGCTACTGGAACATAAATGGGACCTGCCTGTCGGCCCAAGAAACCTCGTGGGACGGATGGACGACGACGATCTGATCCCCACGGACTTCTGCGAGATAAGCCAAGACAAGGCCCCGTACTGTGATGTCAACGGACTTCTCGTTTGGCCGAACGGTTACGTCTTCTATAGAGGCGAGTTCTATCGGAAGAGGCATCCGGGTAATCAGTTCTGTGCGTTAGTCTCTCGGGAGGGCGTTGGTCCCCACGACCACATACACCGCTCGTACATCGACGCATGGCCAGTGCTGTACGCCAATGCAAGCCGGGGTTGGGTTTGGTTCAGGCACGACGCAGCACTAACTGGAACGAGGCCCCGGTATAGACGCGACAAAGGCACGCAGCTGAACACTCGTCGTTTCCCTTACGATTTCGGGGCAATGTAATGTCACGTAAACTCCTGATCATAGCTCCGCCGAGATCCGGCACTACATACTGCTCGCTGAAAATGCGTCACCACGGGTACGACGTAGGCCACGAGCAGATGGGCGTAGACGGCATGTCATCCTGGCTGGCTGCCATCGAGACGGAAGAACGCCCCTTCGGGTTGAGACCGGTCGAGCGGCATAGCGATTACAACATCCTACACGTCGTACGAGACCCCCTTTTGGTGGTCACGTCCCTCGTTAAGGTGCTGATACCTCGTCTGACGAGGAAGAGGATGGACCTGCTGGGATTTGTAGGTAACCACTGCCACATTTCTTCCGGTAATACAGTAGGACAGGCGGTAGAGTTCTTCAACAAATGGACGGCTTTGTGTGAGGCTGCAGCCAGCCGCACTGTTAGAATAGAAGAGTTCGACCGCTTCGTCTGTGACCATTTTCCCCGTAAACCGTCACTCGCGGAGCGTCCGCCTAAAACAGCCAACACACGAGGCCAAGTGCCCCCGCTCACCCGGAGAGACTTAGCCCCAAAGTGTACTGCGTCAGCCATCAAAGAATTCAACCTGATCAGACAGGCATACGGGTATGCCTGATTTCACAAAGGACCAGCAAAGCTATGCACCATTCGTCAATGAAGAAAATGAGAGAGTTCTCTCGGGTTATGCTCCGAGGCAAGAAACCAGAGGAGACCTCCGTACTGGAGGTAGGTGCACTTAACGTCAACGGTACGTACCGGACTTTGTTCGCAGGTTGCGAATACGTAGGACTGGACATCCGAGAAGGCAAGGATGTCGATGTTGTGGTAGAGGATCCGTGGGACTGGAAGGAGCTGGAAGGCCGCAAGTTCGACCTGATCGTCTCTGGCCAGTGTCTGGAGCACGTAGAGTACCCGTGGAAGACCGCAAAGCTGATGCTCGAGCATTGTGCCCCTGACGGCTACCTGGCTGTCACAGCCCCAGCTAGGCAGGTCCGGCACAACTATCCGAGTGACTACTTCAGATACTTTGAGCAGGGATTGATCGCTTTGTTTGAAGGCGAGATAGACGTGGTGTCCGCCGGGTGGACTGAGGGTAAGAAGATTGACGATGCGTGGCTACTTGCACAGCCTAAATGGAGGCCAGAGTAGGGGGCACGACTCCCCGGCGGCCTATTATGCGTATCTAGGTAATGGGTGTTGGCGAGTCCCTCTGGGGTTGATATACTGAGCAGCTGACCAGCGAAAACCTTACCCCCCAAAAAACGAGGATAAACATGGCTNCGATNATNGGCTGCTCNATCACNACTCANTGCCCTCAGGGATCCGTAGGATCTCAGTTCAACGTGGATGTCAAGCCCGGCTCGCAGACGCACGTATGCGAAGCCTTGCTGCCGGATGCCAGTTTTACTCTGGACGTACATTCAGCCCCCGCATCTCTCAACATCCAGTCTGACTTCCCTGTGAGACTCACTCTGGTAAGTGGAGACGGCGATGCCGTGGAATCCACAGTTGTTGAACTGGACGGAACNCGGAANGGCGGAAAGCCTTTCTTCTTCCTCGCTGGTTTTGCTGGCCTGTGCGACCTTGATGAACTGAAGCAGGTCGTAGTGCAGAACCCAGCGATAAAGTACAACGACGAAGGCACGCCCCTCGGCAAAAAAGTGACCTTTCGTGCTTTGATCGCCAGCAAACCCTGACCCGCTGTACAATTCGCCTACGCTTTCCTCTACGGGACTCTCCCCATGAAACCTGAACACCAACAACTTGCTAGTCTCATCCTGTCCCTCGACATGGAAACTGAAGCCGATGCCGGAGACTTCGCCGCTATCACAGCCGCTGCCCATAGCCTGTCAGTGGTGAACCCACGGCTCGGCACTGTGGGCGGTAAGGAAACACTAACCGCGTTGTTCGCTGCCGGGCACGATGCGTCCGCTGTCGTCGCTGCCATGCGAGCCGATGCACTCGGTAACGAGTTGATGGACACGCTGATCGTGTCGGGCGTTGACTGGAGTGACGAACTGACTCAAACTGTTATAGGCAGTCTCGTCGCGAAAGGTGGAGCAGTCACTCAGGCAGTGGCAGACGATCTGCTCGCCCTGTCACGCACGACCACAAGTCCCGCAGCAGACGCTGGTGTCCCTGCTGAGACAACCGCTCTTGACCTTGAAATCGCGTGGATCGCACATAAGGCAGGAGAGTCCACACAAGACGCTCTGACTGCTGCAAACGCGACCCGTGATAGTTCTGTCGCCGCCGCTAAAGCTCCACTGGACGCTGCTCAGGCGACGTACCATGCAGCGGTATCAGATGCGGATGATCTGGTCACTCCGGTACGATCAAAGCAGGTTGCGGTCAATGCGTGGCTTCAGGTATTTGAGGGAACGACAGCCGCTGAATGGCAGTCAGAAGTGAATGACCTACTGGCATCTGAAGACGGTAACGGATCGCACGGAGCGTAACCTTGACTATCTGCTCAGAAACACGCCAACTCAAAGACACCGTGCTTAACCTTCGTGCCGCTACCGGCGTGACGGACCAGACGCATTACGGCAATGACGGCACGTTTATGAACGGGGCTTCAGTAGTCGATGACGCTTTTCAGTTTGACGGTGTGGATGATTACGTTGATCTCGTTGACGCGACAATTGCAAACGTAGCCTCCCCTTCTGTTTCTCTATGGTTTAAGACCTCAGGGGCAGGAACTGGTTTTCGTGGGTTGTTAGTGAAAAAGAATGCCTATTCAATATTCTTAAAAGATGACGAGTTGGGCTTTTTTGATTGGAATGCCGCCGCATGGAGAGGGTCTGGGCAATCATTTACCGACAGTATCTGGCATCACGCATGTATCGTATTTGATGACGGGGTTTCAAATGGGTCGAAGATATACATTGATGGTGAGTTGGTCGCTTCAGTAACGAACACTGTATCAAATCA